AAGTAATCTGGCAAGATATATGCACCCAGATACAAAAATAGAAATTAGGCACATGGATGACATTGCCAAAATAACCGCAAGACACAGTGATGCTGGCATACTGCCAGCCAGTGAAGAATTTATACGTGAATTTGAATCGCTAGACTGGAACCATATGAGATTGTATCACTATCTTGATCAAATATTAACTGACCTTGTGGGACAGACAGTTACCTACCCTGAGCTAGTGGCCATTGTAAGAGACCAACATACATCACTGTTTGAAATGGTGTTTGGCAAAAGCATGAACCTTGTGGAACTGGTACGTGGACTGCCCTAGACTCAATCATTTTGTACGCTTCAATCCCACTGGCTCGGTGAGTCGTTGTGGTCACATGGTTGGTGCTCCTGAATTTGACTCACTGGAGGCCATGGATTCCAGTGCTTGGTTGAAAAAAATCAAAACACAAAAATGGCCCATGGAGTGTCAACGCTGCCGTGAGACTGAAAAAATTTCCGGAACCAGTATTAGAATGAACACCATCAAGTTCCATGAAAAACAAACTCAACCAGACTACTTGATTGTTGGCGGTATTCTTGACAACGTCTGCAACAGTGCCTGTCAATTCTGCAATGCAGACCTCAGTACAAAAATAGGTAGTTTGCATGGTCGGGGCTATGTGCGATACAACAATGCCAACAGTTTTTGGAAGTTACCAGTAGATAGAATTGTGCATTTAGATATCAATGGTGGAGAACCCAGTCACAGTCCTGCTTATCGGCATCTGTTGGCAAACCTACCAGACAACATTCAAAGTGTTAGATTGAACACCAATGGATCAAGGGTCATGACTGAGTTGATTCCGTTGGTCGATCGTGGAGTGCAGGTAACTGTGACTGTGAGTTTTGATGGCACTGATCACGTACACGATTATGTGCGTTGGCCAATTCGTTGGCAAGACTTTACAAAAAACATAAAAGAATATCAAACCATGCCAGTTGAGTTGAATCTATGGACCACGCTCAATGCACTCAACATTGGAGACTTTCCAAATATTCTTTCTTGGGTCGCTGCCAATAAACTAGATCACAGCTGGGGCATACTGCACACACCCAGCGAACTTGATATCAAACATATCAATCTGTTTACCACTGCCGCAAGAAAAATGTTTGAACGAGGACTAGATCAACGATTGGTTAGACTTTTGAGCTACGTTGCAGTTGCCGATCACAACACTAATGCAATTTTTGACTACATACACACGCAGGACCAACTAAGAAACATTTCTTATCAAGATTACTTTACTTTGCCCTAAAATCATGCTATTATATTTTTTATACAAAGGACATATCTATGGCTAAACCATTTGACGTTTCAAAGTTCCGCAAGGAAATAACCAAAAGCATTGACGGCCTGTCAATAGGATTCAATGATCCCACTGATTGGATTAGCACAGGCAACTATGCGCTCAACTATCTAATATCAGGAGATTTCCACCGTGGTGTTCCCCTGGGCAAAGTCACTGTGTTTGCTGGTGAATCAGGCGCAGGCAAAAGTTATTTTTGTTCAGGCAACATCATCAAGAACGCACAGGAACAAGGTATATTTGTTGTGCTGATTGACAGTGAAAATGCGCTTGACGAGGCATGGTTACATGCCCTGGGGGTTGATACCAGTGATGCAAAATTATTAAAATTGTCAATGGCCATGATTGATGATGTTGCCAAGACTATTTCAACATTCATGAGTGATTACAAAGCACTGCCGGATGGCGAGCGTCCCAAGGTAATGTTTGTAATTGACTCCTTGGGTATGTTGCTTACACCAACCGATGTCAATCAATTTGATGCAGGTGAAATGAAAGGTGACTTGGGTCGCAAACCCAAAGCACTCACTGCATTGGTACGTAACTGTGTCAACATGTTTGGTAGTTACAACGTGGGGTTAGTTTGTACCAATCACACCTATGCATCGCAAGACATGTTTGATCCAGATGACAAGATTTCTGGAGGACAAGGTTTCATATATGCATCAAGCATTGTGATTGCCATGAAAAAGCTCAAGCTCAAAGAAGATGAAGATGGCAACAAAATTTCTGACGTCATGGGTATTCGCGCTGCATGCAAAGTAATGAAGACACGTTATTCCAAACCGTTTGAAGGTGTGCAGGTTAAGATTCCTTACGAAACAGGTATGAATCCCTATTCAGGTCTTGTGGACTTGGCAGAAAAGAAAGGGATACTGAAGAAGGATGGCAATAGACTGGCCTTTACTACCACTGATGGTGAAATCATCAAACAGTTTCGCAAAGCATGGGAGTCAAACGAAGGCGGTAGTCTAGATCAAGTCATGAAAGACTTCAAAAATCAAAAACAAGAACTAAGTATCATTGACACAACCGTGGAGGAATAAAATGCAAGGCCCAGACATAGCACGTGAAATTTGGCAAGAGCTCAAACGCTACATTAATGAAATAGATCGCGAAGATGCCGCTGATACATTGGTCAGCGTGTTGATTGACAACGACATAGGTGCTGATGATATCAAATCAGCATTCAAAACTGACAGCGACATAAAACGTGCCCTCAACAGTTATCTTGAAGATGAAGAAGATGCTGACGAGGAATATTATGAAGACGAGGATGAAGAAGAACACTGATGTGGTATAGCCGCATAGTTTCCGATCTTGGTGCAATACCTGACTTTATAGCTCACTATGAATCAGATCTTGTAGCCGCCAAAGCAGATGTTCGGCTCAGTGGTATCGTTGAAAAAAATATCACTGCCTTGCCGGGTATTACCGAACATCGCTTTAATCAACTTCAAGAGATTGAAGCGGTACTGAACTATCTCAATATTCAACTGCGCAAAATTAGACGTAGACATTTTCAAAAGTATCTTGAAGCCTATGCACGAGTTCTCACTTCAAGAGACGCTGAAAAATACGTTGACGGTGAGGACGAAGTCATTGACTTTGAAACCATCATCAATGAAGTTGCTTTGTTGCGCAACAAGTGGTTGGGTATCATGAAAGGTCTTGATTCCAAACAATGGATGGCCGGGCATGTGGTTAGATTACGCACTGCCGGAATGGAAGATGTCACGGTTGGATAATGCTTAAATTTATAGCGTCACTCAAAAACAATCATGTGTGGATAGCTTTTAAAATGTATCGTCCTGCAGAACTACGTGCTGGTAATATCATACAGGATATAGATACATGTTTAAAGATTGGCATGATTACCCAAGAAGATCTTGAAACCAAAAATATAGTACTGTCAAGTCTAATGGAAGGGCAAGACTATCAAGAGTATCTGCTGGCCGTTGCAGCGTTAAAAACACAAACATGGTTTGACGAACGTAGATGTTTTTGGATTGGTACTGTTTTTAACAAGGTAGATCATTCCAATATAACAATGCTTCCCTACTACATGGCAAACTTTGCCAGTGTGCTCGCTGAGTACAATTGGGCAGCATGTCAACGAGATCGCTACTTTGTATGCCTGTTAAGAAGAGACAGTCCCAGTAGAAGAAAAATTGCAAAAACAATCTTAGACAACTACTCATCCGATGACTATCGAATAAGTTACAGATCATATCTAGACAAATTTGAATATGATCCAGTAATTCAAAGAGATGCACCTTTGTTATTGGATACTATATCCACACTCCATGGGTTTGATGGATTCCCAACAGGTGGAATACTGCAGTGCGTGGTTAACTTGATTGCAGAAACCAGTATCCAAGATGATGTAGGTGACCATTGTTGGGGGTCAATGTTTGTCACTGAAAAAACTTTTAAAAGTTTTGGGTGGAGACAAATTCCGCTATGGTTGGCTGTGCCCGGCATGGTCAAGCATGTCAGAGCAGCAGGATTTGACTTGTTTGATGATTGGTTAGAAAATCATGACTACGACAGCATACCATCACAAGAATTAAGATTCCAGAGAGTGTTTGAAATCTTAAATCAATGTGTGGAAAGGATAAAATCTCTTGGCGGACCTGAGCAGGTATCACAGCTACTATCCAGTAGATTTGATCACAACATAGCAGTACTCAAAAAACTAGATCAGCAAAACACAGCTGACTTTTTAAATTTTTGCCAACGGTTGGATTATCTTAACAGCTGAAAAATCAGCGGATAAATATCCGCGCAGTTATACCATCGAAAGCACCCATTAATGTTCAAAATTTTTATTGGCTGGGATAGTCGTGAGCCTGAAGCCGCTGAAGTATGCCGTTACAGCATACTGAAGAATTCCACTATACCAGTTGAAATAATTTTTCTCAAACAGCAAGAATTAAGAGATCAAAAATTATACACACGAGAACCAGATGCACAGGCCAGCACAGAATTTAGCTTGACTAGATTCTTAGTGCCACATCTCTGTGACTACAAAGGCTATGCAGTATTTGTTGACTGTGACTTTGTTTTTACAGGTGATGTACGCGAGTTATTTCAATACATGGATCCCGCCAAAGCAGTTCATGTGGTGCAACACAAGTATAAACCATCCAAAAAAACCAAAATGGATGGTAAGAAACAACACCTGTATCCAAGAAAAAACTGGAGTAGTTTGGTTTTATACAATTGTTT